CAGTACGCGCTCCCGGTGGTGACGACAGTCCCCGAATCCACCGGCTGCTGCGTCCAGTTTGCTCCGAGCGAACTACGGTTGAAGTTGTCGGTTGCGTTTACCCCGCCCCCTCCCACCTGGTCGTTCCTGTACAGCTTCCCGTCGGAGGCCAAGTAGACGATCTTCCCTTCCGGATAGGCGTCGTCCGGAAGCGTCGGGAGCGAATCGACGACCTCGGGCGGAACGATGGACGTGGCCAGCTTGATCTGGGAGATGGCATTGTCTGCGATCTCCGCTGTGGTGATCTGGGCCGTCGCGACGGAGTGGCCCGCCGTCTGCCCGCTTTCCCATGCGGAGTACGTCCCGAAGATCGACTTCGTGCGGAACCAGTAGTAGTAGGTGGTCGAGACCGTGACGCTCGCGTCCACGAACACGTTCGAATGGATCGCTCCCTTGAGAGTCGCAGTGTCCCGGTCGTTCGTCAGGGACCGCCAGACCTCAACCACGTCGTAGGACTCATCGTTGATCGGCTCCCACTCGATCCGGACCCGCCCGAACGTCGATCCATCGATGGACACGAAAACGGGAACGGGAACCGTGTGCGTGAGCGTGATCGAGTCGTACCCAGAGGAGTAGTTCAGGAACGTATCGTGGGATTTCAGATAGAAAGTGTAAGATGACTGGGTCGGCTTCATCGTGAACGACGTCGCCTTCCCTTGATACACCATGTTCGTCGGGTTGCCCCAATCCAGGTCCGTCCTGAGTTCGAAGAAACCGAGGAGTTCATCCGCGATGGGGAGCCAGACGAGTTGGATCTTGTCCGTGTACGTGCAGCGGGCGTCATCGAACACCGGGTCTGCGATGGCCGGTAAAACATCTCGCCCCGAAAGAGTGATCGTGACGGTCTGCCCGTCGGCAGGGTTCGCGGAGTTGCAGACGGCGAACTGATACTCCTGCCCAGCGCCGAGGTTGGATATCTGATATGAGGCTCCGGAGGTCGTCCCGATCAATTGCCAGGACATCCCGGTTTGCCGCTGGTAGATCCAGACCGTCTCGACGCGCCCTTCCCAGGAAAGCGTAACGCCGGTCGCCTTTCCCCCTGTGTAAATCTCCATCGCCTTCAAGTTCCTGACGATGGGCAAGGCCGGAGGAACCGGGGGAAGCGGAATCGTTGCCCCATCCGTGTAGACTTCCGAGATGTACTCCTGGCAGATCAGCTTCTTCCGGAGGTCCTGCGCCCGGGCGATGTGGACAACGCGCATCGCTTTCGTCACGAGGCCGGTTTCCCCGAAGGAATAGATGGCATGGAGGGCGGGGTTCTTCGCCCAGGATCCAGAGATGTTCAGCGTGGTGTACGTCCCCGCCCCATTCGTGACGGTCTTGGTCTCCCTGGTATCGTCGTCCTGGTGCTTCACCGTGACGTAGTAGGTCTTCCCGCCCTCGATCGTCACGGGTCGATCCAGAGTGATCGAGCTCGCGGCGGAAGAAACGACCCGGCCCGAAACCCCGAACCTGGGTACGTCATGCGCGGCCTCCACAACGTCGCCCTGTACGCAGGCAATCGCGTCGACGTCCGCGCCCCAGGAGCCGGTGAGCGTCAGGTAGCGGTTGCAGTTCAGCCGGAAGGTCCCATATTTGATCGCGAGGTCCCGGTCCGTACACCCGTAGAGGGTCTGCTGCGCCTTGTTGATTTCCCGGTCGGTGGTGTCGAAGTCGTAGGCGTATAGTTCCACCGTCTGCCGCCCGAGGTTGTTGTCGAAGTAGGTGACCTCGATGGCGTTCGCCCGGTCCTCCATCGGAAGCCACTCTTCCTGGAAGGTAATCTTCTCGATGTTCCCCATCGTGAAGAGGAACCGCTGCACGGCGGTGTCGGGGCGATCCACGATGCAGGAGAACTTCGACCCGAGCTGCACGACGACGCCTCGACCGTTTAAGCCCACGATATCCAGTGCACGGCGGACGGAGAATCCGGAGTCGAAATAGATGTTGCAGGTATACCCCTGTGTCGCGCACCAGGAGGCCCAGGACTCGAAGGCAGAATAAACGATCCGCTCCTTCGCAACCCCCTCTACATGAACCGTCCCGCCGTCGTCCCTCCAAGCCCGATGAAGCAGGTGGTAGCATCCCCAAGCCGGGTTGTCCGCCGGCTTATCCTCGTACGTGGAGCCCGTCCAGACGGGGACCGTGGAGCGGGTAGCGATGACATCGATCTTCGGGATAGAACCGGAGAGTTGATCGGTTGCCAATGCCCTCACAGCGAGGAGGCCCATCCCGGGGTAAGTGAAATCGTCGTAAACGATTTCCTGGAACGATTCAAAGTAGACGTCGTTGCCGTACCGAGCCCCGGTCGGGAGGGCATCCACCAGCTTGCACCGGATGTCATATTGCCCCGGGGAGAGATTGTCTTTGTAGAAAACCCGGTGGATCGGCTTTGATTGCCCTGCGGTGATGGTGACGTACCCTGTTACGAGAGTCCCCCGCTGGACGATCTGCTCACCGACAACCCATCTCCAATATGCCAACGGCCGGACTTGCGTGTCCGCATCCCAGATGGCATCGGCGTACCTCTCTCCTTCTACGTGATCTGCAGGGTTTGAAGAGCCGGCTTCCAGCTCGACCCACCCATTACCGGGGACCCATTCTCCGTAATACCCTGCCGACCAGCGGCTCGTTGATATCGTGTAATCCTCTCGCGAGTAGACTTCCGCGGGGATCCAATTATTTTGCCCGTGGACGCTGTATTCGATATAGACCTTTACGGTCTGAGCGTTCAGCCCGCCAGAATCGTTCGCATAGAAGAGTCCCTTCGGCAACCCGATGGTGACGCCGAACCCCTGCACCCCGTTCCCGTTGGTCGTTCGCGTGGTCCATGTGGTCTCATTCAGTTTTGAGCCGACGGCGACGTCTTCCCGTGTGTCCGCGAATGCCTGGATGACAGTCTGGTTAACCTTCCCCTCTCTCCCCTCCACAGAGACGTCATTAAAATTTCCCGTCATGGCATGCTGCGTCGTGAGGATGTTCCCTGAGTCGGTCGTGTCAACGCCGCTTACCCTAAGCCCATAGAGGCTGCCGATCCGGTGACCGGCGATGGCATAGAGGAGGTTCAGGTATTGTTTGTCCCCGAGCGTCTCGACGTATTTCCCTATGACCGGCGGCGTGATGCGAACCTTCCCCAGAAGTTCGGGGAGGATGGTCCCTTCGACCAGGGGATTCCCTCCCGAATCCCAAGAATAGGTCGGAGAGTTCTCATAGCTCCCCATATTCGGTGCGTCGGGGATCGACGGAGGGAACACCGCGTTGATGAGCAGGCCGCCGACGATCAGCGTTCCCCCCATCCCCGCGAGATAAGCTGCACCGGCCAGGAGACTGCTGTAACCTACCCCCGCCGCCCCGATGTACGCCCCAGCAAGAGCGCCTGCGGCATATGGAGCAGCGATGACCAGCGCGAGAGATGCGATGAGGGCGAGGGGGTTCTTCCCATCGCCTCCATCCTTCGGGACCGCGCAGAAAGCGACCGAAACGCCTTCCTTCGGGATCAGATCGAACTTGCTCTCGTCCAAGATCCGAACGCCGTCGAGAGCGACCTCGAGGTCGTACTCCTCCGAACCGGACGGGTAAAATTCCATCGCCAGTTCCCGGACGGACTTCCCGGGCTCGAAATGGCGGATCTCGCGCGAGACCAGAGGATCGAAGGGATTGCGGATGCAGGCGACGGTCACCCGGCCCATCGGACGTACCCCCTGATCGTTCCCTTCCAAAAATCATGATGGATCGAAGAAATGATCGCCCCGGTCTTCTCCCTGGTGTGGAGGAAGAGGTGCTTGTCGCCGCCGATGTAGGTCCCGAAGTGCTGGATCGTGTCCGGCTTGAGCGGGTCCGTCGCCATTAGCACGATGTCCCCCGGCTCCGGGACCTCCACCTTCCGCCACCGCCCTAGCTCCGACGCGACGACGCCTCCGATCTCCTCCGTCGCCTTGCAGGGGATCTGGAAGTCGGGGACCCGATGCCCGAACCTCTCCTGGGCGGCCATGACAAGCCCCCAGCAATCCAGCCCCGCAGACGGGTTCCTTCCCTTGTCCGTGAACGGGATGCCGAGGAGTCCCGAGAGGTCACGCAATTCTCAACCCCCCGATCCCCACCCCAGGGGTCCCCCCGAACCGGATGGAGTTGTTCCTCTGCCGGCAGGCGGCCAGGGTCTTGTCGCAGGTCGTATAGGCGGAAGAAGGAGCCCCGCAGAGCAGGGAACTCCCCACGGGATAGTTGTAGCGGAACCGGCAATGGTTTTTCAGGTGCCGGTGCTGGGGAAATCTCTTGTTGAAAGGGTTCGACGCCCCAAGGACGAACGTCGCCCATACCGGATTCGATTTCGGCTGCTTCAGCTCGTAGAGGTGCTCCGCCACCGGGGTCGGAGAGGCAAGGTCCTTCGATACCAGGACGTAGATATAGACCTCGATGGGAGAAAACCCGTTCGCCTTGATGTAACCGTCGTACTGCTGGATGTACGACTCCATCACGCGGTCCACGTTCGAAACCCGAAGGTCGACTCTCGGGACCTCCCCGGTCCTCCCCTCCCCGATCTCCTCAATCTCGAATCGGAACGCCTGCCAGGTCTCCCCCTGCCACGTGATGCTCTCGTTGTTCCGGACAATCCGTATCGGAGTGCCGACGCCGGGGATGGTGATCTTCAGGGCGACGAACCATACGGCGTCGGTGGCGAGCTTGTTCTTCTCCGAGAGGGCGATGGAAGAAAGGGGGAGCGGCATCTAAACGACCTCGATCGGGCACTTGACCGACCTCTGCCCCGGCGCAACCCATACGCTGTCGAGCGTGTCCTGGATGAATCGGCAGGAGTAAACCACCGACGACAGGGGGTGCGTCCAGTTGAAATTCGACCCCTGGTTCGCGAGGAAGAAGATCTCAAGAGTCTGGAAATCGGCTTCCGACATCGTGGACCACGAGAGCGGGAAAATGCGGATTCCACGGGTGGTCGCCGGCCTGGATTGGGAATAGTTCCCGTCGAAGGGCGTCCTTACTTGCGGCTTGTAGAGTTTCTCCTCCGTTCCGAAGTCCGCCGCCGGGATGTCGGGCCAGTCTGCCATCTAACCCCTCCCCAAGGCGTACCCGAGGCCGAACTTGTTGTTCTCGGCCGCATCGAGCCAGAGGGTCACGATCATTTCCTGGGCATTGAAGCGAGCCCTCGAGTCGGTGACCTGCATCTTGGTCCCGGACTCGTTGATGATCTGCACCTTTACTTCCTTCTCTCCCGCCCTCTCGGTCGGAGTGATCGTCCCGGGGATGCTCGGGATGAACAGTTCCCTTCCCCTCTCTCCGACCAGGTAGGTGATTCCCGGAACGACATCCCCGCCGCCACCCCTCGTGGGGAAATAGGTCGGAGGCAGACCGGAGAATCCATACCCCCCGCCGAGGCTGATGGCCGCTCCTCCCCCTCCTCCTCCGCCGAACAATCCGAAGAGTCCCTGGGCGAGAGGGGCCACAATCGAGGCCCGGACCGCAATCCTCATGAGGTCCGCGATCACCGAATTCGCGAAGTCCCTGAATCGCATCTTCCCGGTGATGGCGAACTGCGTGACGGCCTCCTCCAGTCCTTGAAACATCCTTAAGCCGGAGTCGTACAGGCTGGCCATATAGCCCGTCATGGTCGTGTGCGCGTACATCCAGAGACGCTCGTACGCGCCCACCTTCGCGCCAGCTTCTTCCACGAGGAGCTTCTGTCTCCCGAGCCCTTCGTTGATCAAGCGTATTTGCCTGTCGGCGTCGCCCTTGAGGTTTGCCCTATCAGTCTCAGCCCTCTCCATCCGCTTGCTCGCGGCGATCTCATTTTCAAGGTCTCTGTACTTTTCCATGATCTTGAGCGTTTCCTGCCAGGTCGTCTGCTCCGTGATGCTGGCGACGAGCCCTTCCTGTTGGATGGCAAGAATTTCGCGTTCCCCTTCCGCCTTCCTGCGGATCATGTCCGATTCCGTCTCGCCGTACATCTGGGCATAGATGTTTTCTATCGCGATCCTTTCCTTGACGCTGCGCTCACGTTCCCTGAAAAGGGCTGCGCTTCTTTCCTTCTCGATCGAATCGTTTTCCTTCGCGTTTTCCATCTGGACCTTGAGATAGAACTCGGAGGTCTTGGTCGCCCAGGCGGTGATCGCCTGATGCCGTCTTTCCGCGTAGGTGATGACCAATTCGCTATATTCCTTATCCGCGGCCCCGAGTTCCCGGAGCTTCTCCCTCTGCTCCTCGAACCACTGGTTAAGCTTCACGAGTTCCCGGTCGAGTTCGGCCGTGGCAATGAGTTCCCTCTCGTCCGCGTACTTCTTCACGAGCTCCTTAAGCTTCTCCATCTGCTTCTGGTTTTCGCCATCTCCTCCCGCTCGAGAGAGAGGGGTCCCATGCGCCTTGTCCATGCTCTTGAAGGCGTCTAAGACCATCTTCGCGTTGTCGAGTGCTTGCTTCCCCTGTCGGGCGGCGACCTCGTACATCCTGTCCGCCCTCTTCCCCCAAACTTCCGCCTGCTTCTCCGTGAGGCCGATCTCGTCGGTCACCTTTGCGATTCCCGAGGCGACGGTCGACACCGCACCCGCGACCCCGTAGATCAGGGTCAAAGCCACGTTGAAAACCGCCATGAAAGGCCCGGCGACCACGAGGATGAGCTCCCCGAAGAAATACTTCGCTTGGGAGAGAGAATTGTTGAACCTCTCCATGCGGTCCGCCGCGGAGTTGAAGTCGTCGTTGATCGTCGCCTGGATCTTAGACATCCGTTCCTGGGCGAGGTTGAAAATGGCCTGTTGCTTCTCCGCCTTCGACATCATTTCCGCCTGCTTCCCGTAGGCGGAAGCGAGGTCAATCGTCGTCCCGAGGAGCCTTACGGCCCCCCGCTCCCTCCCGGTCGCCATCGTCTCCTCCAGCGTCCGGAACGCCTCCGCAGCGGACATTGATCCTGCCTTGGCGTGGGAAAGGGTTGCGGCCCAGGAAGCGATCTGCCTGATCTGGTCGGGGGTGAATCCCTTCATCAAGGCGTCGTTGGCGACTTCGGCGGCGACCCCCATCCCGATGAGCCCGTGCGAGGCCTCCTGGATAACGGACACCAGACCGAGGGCCGTAGTATCGTATTGGGCCGTGAGGCTGTTTAAGGTCTCCAGGGATTCGTCGATCTTCGCCGCTTCCTCGGCCCATCGGCTGATCTTCTGGAGGGCAAGGTAGGCCGCCGTGACTCCTGCGGTCATCTCCACCCAGTTCCTCTTCAGCCGCTCGGTGAGTGAGCCCGAGGAACGCTCCATTTCACCGAGCTTGTTCTGCACCTTCCCGATCCCTTCGATGGCGATCGAGCCGTCGGCCGAAATGATGATCTGGATTCTGCGGTCGCCTTCAGCCATCTACCCCCACCTCGACGATTCAATGCATACACGTAGTGCCCCTACGTCGAGCCATTCCTCTTCCGTCAGGTCGTCCTTTTCGAACGGATATCCACCCACTTGCAGGGAATAGAGCCGCCAGATGTGAAGCATCCAGGGAGAGGGCAGATATTCGCGTTTCCCGCACGTCTCGCACACTTTTCTAAGGTGCGGCCCCGAGGATGCAGCGCATTTTTTTCGCTGTTCTTCGGTACAACGGTTCAGGAACTTCCCTAGCTCTTCCCGAAAGGGATGATGTCGTCGGCTCCCTCCCCCGTCTCCTGCTCGAATTCCACGCCCGTCTTCCCGCGCGCGGCGACGCCCTCGAAGGCGAGGGCCGCGACCGCGACGACGTGAAGGTGGGCGATCCGAGCGATCAGCTCCTTCCAATCCTCCCGGTAATCGGGGGAAGAAGGATCGGAGGAGATGGGAACCGCTCTCTCGCCGTTCTCGATCCCGTAATCCCCTTCCTGGACCCCGGTGATGATCTTCAGCCCGAACTCCAGGCGCGTCTTGAAGGTGTTGTCCTGAATCTTGTCGCCCTTCCTTTTCAGGAGGGACGATTGGTAGGCGATGCACTCCGAGGGCTTGGGCCGACGGTAGAAGATCCCGCAGGTCTGTCCCGACGGCGCATCGTAGATGGGTGCCAGCAGCTTTTCCTGGTCTTTCAGGATGTACATGAGCCCTCCTCGTCAGTTGAACAGCAGTTTGACTTCATCGTTGCCGGCGTCCGGCGTGAAAATCAGCGGGGTGACGTAAGTGAGAAGGGTCTCCCTTTCCCCGTACTTCACCTCGTCGAGCATGACCTTCGGTCCGGAAACCACGCAGCGGTTCCCCGCCGTGGAACCGAACGTGCAGGTAAGCGCACCTCTCGTCGATCCCGACCACAGGGTCCACGGGTTCCAGGTGGCAAGCGTCTCGACTTCCGGATCGATCTCCCCTTTCACAGCCCGCTCCCGGATGAAATAGGACAGGACCGCCGTGGCCGCGTTCGCGGAGACCCTCTTCCCGATCTCGTTGCCGTAGTCCACCTTGAAGTTCTCGATGATCGCCGCGTACGCGTCGATTGCGAAGGAGGCCGAATAGAGCGCGGGCGGCAGGGTCGACTGGTACGTCCCCGCCGGGATGTTCTCGTCCACCGGCCCCGAATAAATCCCGGTGAACACGAATTTGATCTTCCCGTATTCCCCGGCCTTGCCCGACAAGTCCCAAGTCCCCCTGCATCCGGTGACCTTGTGGGCGATGTTGTGCCGGTAGAAGTAGATCGTCGCCGAAACCTGGGAGTCCTCCAGGAGGGAGTTCGGGTCGTAGGCATCCGAGGTCGCCGGGGTGTTCGTGTGGGTCATGCCGCAGGCTTCCAGAAGCGGCCCGATTTCCGGGGCCGTCCCCGCCGTGCCGCTCCCCTTGATCTCCGTCGTGAAGGAGATTCGTAAGCCCTCCCCGATGTTCACGGGGGCGAGCGTCCCGAAGTAGGATTTCGTGTTGTTCCTCTCGGTCTTCTTGCCCAAAAGTTCGATCTCCGGCTCCTCGCAGAGGATCGCATTCGTTGCCGGGAGCGGCGTCGGGTCGGTCCCGTAGGTGATTTCCTTTTCCGCCAGGATGACGGCACGTGTCTTAAGCATCGGTTCTTCCTCCTATTGCTTCCGGTAGTGAATGAGGAAACGCGCTACGGCCACGCCGACCTTCGCCCCCATCTGCGAAAGACCCTTGCGGTCGGATTCGAAAACCGTGTTGATCGCCAGGGCCCCCCATGTGAGGTCCCCTTCGAGGACGGCTTTGAGGATATCTTCGAGGATCCTGTTGAGTTCCC